AGCATATCCCCAAGGAGGTGCTTGCCGCTCTGGAAGACGATTCCGTCATCAAGTGGGCCTTCAATGCGGCTTTTGAGCGGGTATGTCTTTCCCGGTATCTCGGCTATCCCACCGGTGAATACCTCGACCCGGAGAGCTGGCATTGCTCTATGGTCTGGGCAGCTACGATGGGCCTGCCACTGTCACTGGAGGGTGTCGGTGCCGTCCTCGGTTTAGAGAAGCAAAAGCTCACCGAGGGCAAGGAGCTCATCAAATACTTCTGTCAGCCCTGCCTTCCCACCAAAACCAACGGCCAGCGCACTCGGAACCGGCCTTTCCACGCGCCAGACAAGTGGGAGCTGTTCAAGCGCTACAACGCCCGCGATGTGGAGACCGAGATGGGCATCCATCAGAAGCTCTCCAAGTTTCCGGTGCCGCCACAGGTCTGGGAGGAGTACGAAATCGACCAAGAAATCAACGACCGTGGCGTCCGCATCGACATGGAGCTCGTGGAACAGGCCATCGAAATGGATGCCCGCTCCCGGCAGGAGCTGACCGACGCCATGAAACGCATGACCGCATTGGAGAACCCCAATTCTGTCCAGCAGATGAAACAGTGGCTCTCCGACAACGGCATGGAGACCGACAGCCTCGGCAAAAAGGTCGTGGCGGAGCTCCTGAAAACGGCACCGCCAGAGCTGGCGGAGGTGCTCACGCTCCGGCAGCAGCTGGCCAAGTCCTCCGTCCGGAAATACCAGGCTATGGAGAAAACGGTCTGCAGCGACAGCCGCGCCCGTGGGATGTTCATGTTCTACGGGGCGAATCGAACCGGGCGCTTCTCCGGCAGAAACATCCAATTGCAGAACCTGCCCCAGAACCATCTGCCCGACTTGGCAGAGGCCCGCGCTCTGGTGCGCTCCGGCGACTTCAATGCTGTGAAACTGCTGTATGAGGATGTTCCGGACACGCTCTCCCAGCTCATCCGCACCGCATTCATTCCCAGAGACGGTGCTCAGTTTCTCGTGGCCGACTTCAGTGCGATTGAGGCCCGCGTCATCGCATGGTTCGCCGGGGAGACATGGCGGCAGAAGGTGTTCGCCAAGGGTGGAGACATCTACTGCGCCAGCGCGTCCCAGATGTTCAAGGTGCCTGTGGAGAAGCATGGCGTCAACGGCCGCCTCCGCCAGAAGGGTAAGATTGCGGAATTGGCCCTCGGCTACGGCGGCTCCGTGGGTGCGCTCAAGGCGATGGGCGCTCTGGAGATGGGGCTGACCGAGGAGGAGCTCCCGCAGCTGGTAGATGCGTGGCGGCAGGCCAATCCGAACATCGTGAAATTCTGGTGGGCCGTGGACAGAGCCGTCATGGAGGCCGTTCGGCATAAGCACACCACCACCGACTACGGTCTGACCTTCTCCTGCCGGAGCGGGATGCTGTTCATCACCTTGCCCTCCGGAAGGAAGCTGGCCTATGTGAAGCCCAAGGTGGGCACGAACAAGTTCGGCGGCGAGTGTATCACCTACGAGGGCATCGGCTCCACGAAAAAGTGGGAACGGCTGGACTCCTACGGGCCGAAATTTGTGGAGAACATCGTGCAGGCAACGGCCCGCGACATTCTCTGCTATGCCATGCGGACGCTCCGCTACTGCTCCATCGTGATGCATATCCACGACGAGCTGGTCATTGAGGCCGACCCGCACATGTCCTTGGACGCAGTCTGTGAACAGATGGGCAGGACGCCTCCGTGGGCAAAGGGCCTGCTGCTCCGGGCAGACGGCTATGCTACCCCATTCTACAAAAAAGATTGAAAACCCTCCGCTCAAACCAGGCGTTCACCTTCAGTGGAAATCAGAGGTGGACGCCTTTTTCTATGTCCGCCCGGAAAGGAGGAATCGCAGCATGAATGTCGATATGCGCAACAGCGAAGGCTACCTCGACCTGACGGCATACGAGGCCATCAAGAAGGTCGAGCAAGAGCAGCGCTCCGGTCGTGCGTTCCGGCCCATCGTCTATATCTGCTCTCCCTACGCTGGGAACATCGCAGAGAACGTAGATGCCGCCAGACGCTACAGCCGGTTTGCTGTGGACAATGGCTATATCCCCATCGCCCCACATTTGCTCTTTCCGCAGTTTCTGGACGATGCCGACCCGGACGAGCGGGAGCTTGGGATTTTCTTTGGCAACGCCATCATGAGCAAGTGCTCTGAGGTGTGGGTGTTTGGCAGCAGAATCCCTGCTGGTATGCAGGCAGAAATCAGACGGGCCAAGTGGAAGAATTACCGCTTGCGCTACTTCACCAAAGATTGTCAGGAGGTTTGAGACCATGTACGAAATCAGAGAAAACAGCCGCATCCTGAAGGACGGCACTGAGCTCACCACCTATACACGTGACGTGGTCAGCGCCAACATCCTCGAAGTCGAGGCTGGCACCACCGGCTATCAGGGCGGCGATAGCGGCCACGGCGGGCGTACCTACTTCCGCATCGAGGACGCGGCCAGCACGGATATGGAAGTCCGCAGCTATGTCAACAAGTGCGGCAGTCCCGGCTTTGAGGTCATCCTCGGCGGCGACTGTGAGCTGGAGACCACGATTCGGGCGCTGAAGTTCATCACAAAGGTGCTGGAGGAAGAAGCGGCGGAGGTGTATGACTGATGTTCACGATTTATAGCGCCGACGTCACCGGCAATCCCGGTAACTGCTCCTACCCGCACAAGCATGTCATTCTGGACGAGGACAGTCTGAAGGCCGCCGTCTGCCACGACTATGTCTGCGCTGAGTACCGGAACAGCTACCGCAACGGCGATAACTTCATCGGGAGCGACTGCCTCCCGGTGGACTGTGATAACGACCACTCGGAGAACCCGGAGGATTGGATTACCCCGGAGGATGTCCTCCAGCAGTTTCCCGGTGTCACCTTTGCCGTCCACTTCAGCCGCTTCAATATGCGGGAGAAAAACGGAAAGGCGGCACGGCCCAAGTTCCATGTACTCTTTCCCATTGACTATGTTACCGACCCGGCGCTCTACAGCGACATGAAGAAACTGGTCAATTCCATCTTCCCGTACTTTGACACCAACGCGCTGGATGCTGCCCGGTTCTTCTTCGGTACCACCGCAGCAGAGGTCGCGCTGTATCCGGGTCGGATGAACCTGACCGAGTTTTTGGAGGAGGACGATTTCGATTCCGACCTGCCGGACGGCGGTTTCAGCCAGAGCGCCGTCATCCCGGAGGGCAGCCGGAACGCCACCATGTCCCGCTTTGCCGGTCGCGTCATCAAGAAGTACGGCGACACCGACGAGGCTTATCAGGCGTTCATGGACGAGTCGGCAAAGTGCGTCCCGCCGCTGGAGGCATTGGAGCTCTCCACCATCTGGCACAGTGCCCAGCGCTTCTTCGCCCGCATCCGGGAACAGGCCGGTTATGTTCCGCCGGAAGCCTATAACGACCCCAGCATCTATAAGCCGGAAGACTTTTCGGACGTCGGGCAGGCCGAGGTCATGGCCCGATACTTCTCCGGGGAGCTCCGCTATTCTCCGGCCACCCACTTCATCCGCTACAGCGACCACTACTGGCAGGAGTCGGAGCCGGGAGCGCAGGCTGTCGCCCATGAGCTGACCCGTCGCCAGATGAAGGAGGCCAACCGCGACCTGCTCACCGCGCTGATGAAGATGAAGAACAATGGTGCCCAGACCATTCTGAACGGCACCTCCAAGGCCAAGGCTGAACAGCTTATGAACGACGAGCAGCTGGAGGCATTTCAGGAATATCTGGCGGCGAAGGCATATCAGGCGTTCGTCATCAAGCGCCGGGACTCCAAGTACATCACCTCGGCGCTGAAGGAGTCCCATCCCATGCTGGAGATTTCGCCCAGAGATTTGGATGCAGACTGCTTCGCCCTCAACACCCCGGAGGCCACCTATGACCTGCGCAAGGGCATGGCCGGAGCGCGGAAGCACTCGCCGGAGGACTTCATCACAAAAATCACCTCTGTCACTCCCGGCCAGAAGGGACAGAAAATCTGGCAGGATTGCCTCGACCTCATTTTCCAGCACAATCAGGAGCTCATCGATTACGTTCAGATGATTTGTGGTCTGGCCGCCATTGGCAAGGTCTATGTGGAGGCCCTCATCATTGCCTACGGCGATGGCCGAAACGGTAAAAGTACCTTCTGGAACGCTGTGTCCCGTGTGCTGGGCCTGTACAGTGGCAATATCTCCGCCGACACCCTGACCGTGGGATGCCGCAGGAATATCAAGCCGGAGATGGCGGAGGTCAAGGGCAAACGGCTGCTCATCGCTGCTGAGATGCAGGAGGGTGCCCGTCTGAACGATTCCACCGTCAAACAGCTCTGTTCCACGGATGATGTGTTTGCGGAAAAGAAGTACAAAGACCCGTTCTCTTTCAAGCCCTGCCATACGCTGGTGCTGTACACCAACCATCTGCCTCGCGTCAGCGCCTCCGACGACGGCATCTGGCGCAGGCTCATCGTCATCCCGTTCAATGCCAAGATTACCGGCAAGAGCGACATCAAAAACTACGGTGAGTATCTCTACGACAATGCCGGAGAGAGCATTCTGGCGTGGGTCATCGAAGGTGCCAAAAAGGTCATCGACTTGGATTACCAGATTCCTGTCCCGGCCTGCGTGAAGGCGGCCATCGACGAATATCGGAGCCAGAACGACTGGTTCGGTCATTTCATGGAGGACAAGTGTGAGACCGGCGACGGATTCCGGGAGAGCTCCTCCTCGCTGTATCAGGCGTATCGGAACTATTGCATCGATACCAACGAGTATGTGCGCAGCACGGCAGACTTCTATTTTGCGATGGAGAGCGCCGGATTTGAGCGCGTGACCCTAAACCGGAAACGGTATTTCAAGGGAGTGCGGCTGCGGTCAGACGTGGACGATGCCGGAGACGATTTTCTGACCTGAGAACCCAAATGACAAGGTGTATCAATGTGTTTTACAGACTTTTTCTAAGGGCTAAAAAATCAAGACAAGAAAAAGTCTTGTATTGGCATTGATACACCTTGCACGACCAGAGAAAAGGAGCGTTTTATGCGAGAAAAGGATATCGAGAAAAAATTATCCCTGATGGTAAAAAAGGCCGGTGGCATCGCTGTGAAGTTCGTGTCTCCGAGTTTCGATGGGATGCCCGACCGCCTTGTCTTACTACCGGATGGTCTTATCGCTTTTGTGGAACTGAAGGCTCCCGAAAAGCGCCCACGCCCATTGCAGGAAGCACGACACCGGCTGCTGCGCTCCTTGGGCTTCAAGGTCTATGTGATAGATAAAATCGAACAGATTGGAGGGATGCTGGATGAACTTCGAGCCTCACGATTATCAGACCTACGCCATTGATTATATTGAAAACCATCCGGTATCCGCAGTCTTCCTCGATATGGGTCTTGGCAAGACAGTCATTTCCCTGACTGCCATCGCAGACTTGCTGTTTGACAGCTTCCTGGCCCATCGCATTCTGGTGGTCGCTCCGCTTCGTGTGGCCCGTGACACTTGGCCTGCGGAGCTGAAGAAATGGACGCACTTAAAGCACCTTACCTATGCTGTTGCCGTTGGTACACCGGCAGAGCGAAAAGCTGCTGTGCTGGCTGGTGCTGATATCACAATTATCAACCGTGAAAATGTGCAATGGCTCATTGAAGAAAGTGGCCTTGACTTTGACTTCGATACCGTTGTCATTGACGAGCTTTCCTCTTTCAAAAATCACCAGTCAAAGCGCTTCAAAGCTTTACTGAAAGTCAGGCCGAGAATCAAGCGCATCATCGGCTTGACCGGCACACCAAGTTCAAACGGCCTCATGGATTTATGGGCCGAGTTTCGACTGCTGGATATGGGGCAGCGCCTTGGAAGGTTTATCACGCAGTACCGAAACAACTACTTCATGCCAGATAAACGCAACGGGCAAATCATCTATTCCTACAAGCCGCTGCCCTATGCAGAGGAAGCCATCTACAAGCAGATCTCGGATATTACGATTTCCATGAAAAGTACCGACTATCTGCAGATGCCAGAGCTGATCTCTTCCCAATATGAGGTCCAGCTCTCTAAGGATGAGAAAAACCGCTACGAGCATTTGAAGGCGGAATTTGTCCTGCACCTGTCTGATGAAGAAATCACTGCCGCCAATGCTGCATCCCTGACAGGAAAACTGGTGCAGCTGGCCAACGGTGCAATTTACACCGACACCAGCGAAATCGTAGAGTTCCACGACCGTAAACTGGATGCCTTGGAGGATTTGATTGAAGCTGCAAATGAAAAGCCGGTACTGGTGGCCTACTGGTTTAAGCATGACCTGCAGCGCATCAAGAAACGCTTCACTGTGAGAGAACTGAAAACCAGCAAGGAAATTGAGGACTGGAACAATGGAAAAATCCCGGTGGCCGTAATTCATCCGGCCTCTGCCGGTCACGGTTTGAATCTTCAGGCCGGAGGCTCAACGCTTATCTGGTTTGGGCTGACATGGTCACTGGAATTGTACCAGCAGACCAACGCCCGACTCTGGAGACAGGGCCAGACTGACCGGACTGTGGTGATCCAGCACATCATCACCAAAGGCACCATCGACGAGCGTATCTTAAAGGCCCTTTCCCAGAAGGAGCTGACCCAGAACGCCTTGATTGATGCCGTAAAAGCCTATCTATGACAACCAATGACAATCCGAGGAAAATAATTTTTTTCGGAGGTACAGTATGACCGCAAAAGAATATTTAATGCAGGCCAAGTTTCTGGATATGCGTATCAACTCCAAGATTCAGCAGGTGGAGGCTCTGAACGACCTTGCTACCAGCGCCAGTTTGGTGCTGACGGGTATGCCTCGCAATCCCAACAAGGCCACTTCCAAGATGGCCGACGCTGTTGCCAAGATTGTGGACCTGCAAGCCGAAATCAATCACGACATTGATGCACTGGTGGATCTGAAAAAAGAAATCTCCTCCACCATCAAAGCCGTGCCAAGTTCTGAACTGCAGACCCTGCTTGAAAAGCGCTACCTTTGCTTCCAGTCTTGGGAAGTCATCGCCGTGGACATGGACTACAGCATGCACCACCTGTATAAGCTCCATAATCAGGCGCTTGAAATATGCAATGGTCTCCTCAAACAGGATACCTAAAGACATGGAATGATACCCGCTTCTTATGATATTATTATCATAGCGAAAAGCGGACAATCAGGAACGAGCCTTGTGGGAGCAATCCCGCAGGGCTTTTTTTATGCCCTGAAGGAGGTGAAACGATGCCGAAGAAGCCGAAGCGTCCGTGTTCTTACCCCGGCTGCCCCAAACTGACGGATGGCAGGTTCTGTGAGGAACACGCAAAGGCTGAAGCCAAACGCTACGAGAAGTACGACCGCAACCCTGCATCCCGCCGTCGCTACGGCAGAGCGTGGAAACGAATCCGTGACCGATATATTGCGGCGCACCCTCTGTGTGAGGAGTGCCGAAAGGCTGGTCGGTTCACCCCCGCCGAAGAAGTCCACCACAAGCTGCCGCTCTCGCAGGGCGGGACACACGCGGAGTCCAATCTGATGGCTCTTTGCAAGCCGTGTCACTCTCGAATTACCGCTGAGATGGGCGACCGCTGGCACGACCGCTAACCCCCAGGGGCGGGTCAAATCTCTGCGCCCATTATGCTGTGCAACGGGCGTGGGGTCTCACGTGAAAAATCGCGTTTTCAAACGGGGTATTTACCCCAACCAAGGCAAGGAGGTGAAACTGTGGCAAAAGACGGTACAAACAGGGGCGGCGCACGAGTCGGTGCTGGCGCAAAGAAGAAGCCCCTGGCAGATAAAATTGCGGACGGCAATCCTGGCAGACGGAAGTTGACTGTCATCGACTTTGAGAACACAGCCGATTTAGAAGGTCAGCCCATGCCGAAGCCCTCCGCTATGCTTTCCGCAGTCCAGAAAGACGGCAAGTCGCTGATCGCCGCCGAAATCTACGAATCCACCTGGAAGTGGCTGGCGGAACGAGGCTGTGCGGCACTCGTTTCTCCGCAGCTTCTGGAGCGGTACGCCATGAGCGTGGCCCGCTGGATTCAGTGCGAGGAGGCGGTCACCGAGTACGGTTTTCTCGCCAAGCACCCCACCACGGGTAATGCGATTCAGAGTCCCTATGTGGCGATGAGCCAGAACTTTATGTCGCAGACAAACCGCCTGTGGATGGAAATCTACCAGATCGTCAAGGAGAACTGCTCCAGCGAGTACGGCGGGACGACTCCCCAGGACGATGTGATGGAACGACTGCTGAAAGCAAGGAAAGGAAATGTGTGATGTTTGAGAAAGTGAACCCCTCGCACCCGGACAAGGTCGCTGACCGAATCGCCGGTGCGCTCATAGACCTGGCATATCAAAAAGAAAGCAATCCCCGCATTGCCGTGGAGGTTCTCATCGGTCATGGCGTTTGCCATATCATTGCTGAGACCTCCGTGCATCTTGCGGATGAGGAAGTCGCCGCAGCTGCGGCTCGTATTGCCGGGAATGTGAAAGTGAATTATGTGGAAGTGCCGCAGGACGCTCATCTGGCGGGCAACCAGAAAGACCGCATCCGCTGTGGTGACAACGGCATCTTCAAGGGCGTGCCGATGACGGCTGAGCAGAAAAACCTGTCCGAAATTGCCCGCTGCATCTATGAGCGGCACCCTTATGACGGGAAATACATTCTTGACGGTGTCCGGCTCATCCTCTGTCAGAGCAATGCGGATACTGCCGTGCTGGAACAGGAATACCCCAGCGCAGAGGTCAATCCGCTCGGAGACTGGAGCGGCGGCACCGGGGTGGACTCCGGCGCTACAAACCGCAAACTCGGCAGTGATATGGCCGACAGCGTCACTGGCGGCGGGCTGCATGGGAAAGATTTGTCCAAGGCTGATGTCAGTGTGAATATTTACGCATGGCTCAAGGCCCAGGAAACTGGAAAGTCTGTGGAACTATGCTGTGCCATTGGAGATGAGACAGTGGGCGGCGTTTCCTACGCTGAGATCGTAGAAACAGCCAGAGACTACATCCATTCTCTGGGCGGCTTTGAAAAATTCGCGGAATGGGGGATGGTCTGATATGACGATTGAGAAATTGAAAGTCGGCCAACTCCTTCCCGCCGACTATAATCCCCGCAAAGATCTCAAGCCTGGAGACGCCGAGTATGAGAAGCTCAAACGCTCTATCGAGCAGTTTGGCTTTGTGGAGCCCGTTATCTGGAACAAGACCTCTGGGCGCGTGGTCGGCGGGCACCAGCGGCTGAAGGTGCTACTGGACATGGGCATTACCGAGGTCGAGTGCGTTGTGGTGGAGATGGATGAGGAAAAAGAAAAGGCTCTCAACATCGCCCTCAACAAAATCTCCGGCGAGTGGGACAAGGACAAGCTGGCCCTGCTAATTTCCGACCTGCAGGGCGCAGACTTCGATGTGTCCCTCACAGGCTTCGAGCCTGCCGAGATCGATGCGCTGTTCAAAGACACCCTCAAAGACGGTGTCAAAGAGGACGACTTTGCTGTGCAAGCCGAACTCCAGAAGCCGACCATCACCAAGCCGGGCGATGTGTGGACGCTGGGCAGACACAGGCTGGTCTGCGGTGACAGCACCAAGGCCGAGACCTTCGACCTGCTCATGGCCGGGCGGAAAGCGAACCTGGTGATCACCGACCCGCCCTACAATGTGAACTACGAAGGGTCCGCTGGAAAAATCAAGAACGACAACATGGCCGGTGAAGCCTTCTACAATTTTCTCCTCGCCGCTTTCAAGAACACCGAGGCGGTGATGGCGGATAATGCCAGCATCTATGTTTTCCACGCAGACACCGAGGGATTGAATTTCCGCAGGGCTTTTGCCGACGCTGGTTTCTACCTGTCCGGGACGTGTATCTGGAAGAAGCAGTCGCTGGTGCTGGGGCGCTCTCCGTACCAGTGGCAGCATGAGCCTGTGCTGTTCGGCTGGAAGAAGAAAGGCAAGCACCAATGGTACACCGGGCGGAAGGAGTCCACCATCTGGGAGTTCGACAAGCCCAAGAAGAACGGCGACCATCCGACCATGAAGCCGATCCCGCTCTTGGCTTACCCCATCATGAACTCCTCTATGAGCAACACGCTGGTGCTGGATCCCTTCGGCGGTTCCGGCAGCACCCTCATTGCGTGTGAGCAGACCGACCGCTCCTGTTTTACCATCGAACTGGATGAGAAGTTCTGTGATGTCATCGTGAAGAGATACATCGAACAGGTAGGTTCCGACGCAGAGGTTTCCGTCCAGCGGGACGGTCTGATCTACCGCTACAATGAACTGGCGGTCACGGAGGGCTGACGATGGAAAAACCTATCCTCCGAGTATGTAGTTTTTCAGGCGGCAAAGACTCGACCGCCATGCTCCTCCGAATGTTGGAGGAAAAAATGCCCGTGGATGTGATCTTGTTCTGCGATACCGGACTTGAGTTTCCCGCCCTTTACGACCACATTCGGAAGGTTGAGAGGGACATCGGGCGGGAGATCACTGTGGTCAAGAATCCGAATGACTTCGAGTACCTCTTTGCCCATAAGAAAATCACCCGCAAGCGAAAAACACAGAACGCCGCACGATACGGGATGGAACGGGACGGCTACAGCTGGGCGGGGCCGAAAATGCGCTGGTGTACCGAGCTGCTGAAAAACCAGCCCAGGGAGCAATACCTCCAGCAGTTGCGCGAAAAATACACAGTGTTGGAATATGTCGGCATCGCCGCTGACGAGACATACCGGCTCACCCGAAAATGCAATCAACGTCCAGAAGTGCGGCTCCCCTTGGTGGAGTGGAGCATGACTGAGGCCGATTGCCTGGCCTACTGCAAGGAGCGCGGCTACGATTGGGGCGGTCTGTATGAAAAGATGCACCGCGTGTCCTGCTGGTGCTGCCCGCTCCAATCTCTACAGGAACTGCGTGTGCTGTGTCGGGACTTCCCCGACCTGTGGGCGCAGCTAAAGAGATGGGACACCATGACCTGGCGTCCTTTCCGCGCGGATTACTCTGTAAAACAACTGGAACAACGCTTTGATTTTGAGGATGAATGGCTGAAAGCCGGAAACCGCCTCGGAACCAGAGCGTTTTATACGGCCCTGCGGGAAAGGCTGGTGAGACTGGATGGAATACACGACACTCACCCTCGGCAGTCTGTTTGACGGCTCTGGAGGTTTCCCTCTGGGTGGGATGCTGGCTGGCATCACCCCGGTCTGGGCTTCGGAAATTGAGCCGTTCCCCATCCGGGTGACCACCAAACGGTTTCCTTTCATGAAACACTACGGCGACATCTCCCAGATGGATGGCGGGAAGATCGAGCCAGTGGATATTATTACCTTCGGCTCACCGTGCACCAACATGAGCATCGCTGGGCGCAGGGAAGGCTTAGACGGAGCGCAGTCCTCCTTGTTCTATCACGCCATCCGGATCATCAAAGAAATGAGGTGCTCCACCAATGGAAGATACCCGCGCTGGATATGCTGGGAAAATGTCATCGGAGCTTTTAGTTCAAACCAGGGCTTCGACTTCAAGAAAGTCCTCGAAGAAATCATCGGGATCTGTGAGCCGGATACCCAGGTGCCTATGCCTGAGAAAAACGCCTGGCCCTACGCCGACCTCTACATGGGAGACGGATGGAGCGTTGCGTACCGCACTCTCGATGCTCAACATTGGGGAGTTCTCCAGCGAAGACGCAGAATCTATCTTGTCGGCGATCTTGCAGGCCAACGTGCCGGACAAGTATTATTTGAGTCCGAAGGCTTGTCAGGGTATTCTGCGGAGGGCTTCCGCTCGTGGCAAAGAGCTGCCAGAGATTCTGAGGCTGGCCTTGGAGCGGCAGGCTGCGGAGTGTGTCTGAATGACCAGGGCGGCGGACGGATGGACGTCTCCCAAGAGGTGACAGCAACCCTCCGCGCACAAGAGCATGGCCATCCGCCCTGTGTGCTGGCGGCGGGATTCTGCAAAGAGTGTTCCGCCCAGAGCCGGGGCAGTGGTTTTGAGATGGAATGTGCGTCCCCCCTCCGGGCCGGAACCATCCCCACGGCTGTGGCTTTGGAGAGCCATCCGATGGACGGCCGCATCAAAATTGATAAGAGTGGCTCCATTCAGACGCTGACTACACGCATGGGTACCGGCGGGATGAATGTTCCTTTGCTTTTGAAAATCCGCTCCGGCCACGAAGGCGGTGGAAAGGGCGCACTCATCCAGGAGGACAAATCCGCCACCCTCTCGTGCAACAACGACCAGACGCTGTTCGTGCCGAAGTGCTATGGCGTCTGCTCCAAGTCCAGCTTCGCCATGCTCTCGGATAATCCACACGCGGGATTCTACGAGGCCGAAACTTCCCGGACGCTGGATCAGGGAGGCGGCAACCCCACCTGCAACCAAGGAGGCATCACTGTGGTGGAGGCTGAAAAGACCTACGCTTTGACCACAGGCAGCTACACCCAAGTCACCGAGGAGCAGGCCCCCTCCCTGATGGCGCGGGATTTCAAGGACCCAACGGCGGTCAACCGGGACTACAGTGTGAGAAAGCTCACGACTACGGAATGCGCCAGATTGCAGGGATTCCCAGATTTGTGGTGCGCCGACCTGGACACACCAGAGCCGACCGAGGCTGACATCGCTTTCTGGACGGAGGTGTGGGAAACCCACCGCAAAATCATGGGGACCTCCAGTAAGCCCAAGAGCAGAAACCAGATCGTGAAATGGCTGCGGCGCCCTCACTCCGATGCCGCTGAATATAAGATGTGGGGCAACGGAGTGGCTTTGCCATGCGTCTTTTTCGTACTGGCAGGCATTGTATGGGCAAGCAAAAACGAGGGTGCGGCATGATACCACATCCTCGTCTCCGGTTCAGTTTTTTCTGGTCGGCTTGACATTGACATCCGGCTGTATGCTTCCCTCAATCGCACCGTGTTCCTGCTCATAGGCTTTGATATTCTCTCTTATCAGAACCAGAATGTGGCTGTTGACGCTGCGGCCTTCATAGTCGGCAATGTAGCCGATTTTATCAAGCATTTCCTCTTCGATCCGAATGGACACACTCTTAATAGCCATAAAATCGCTCCTTGGTAGATATACTGTGTATTTATTTTACCTGGCTATTGTGGTACAATGTTCCATATAGATATACTGTATATCTACAACGATTTAGGAAGTGATGAAATGAAGGTCGCGGTCGTTGGATCAAGAGGTCTTAGCGTAACAGATCTGGGAAAATATCTGCCGGAAGGAACAACGGAAATCGTATCGGGCGGTGCAAGAGGTGTGGATACCTCCGCAAGGGAGTATGCAATTTCCCATGGACTTAAGCTGACAGAGTTTCTGCCGGAGTATGACAAGTTTGGCAGAGGTGCGCCGCTCAAACGAAATATTACGATTATCGAATATGCTGATCTGGTGCTTGCTTTCTGGGACGGGCAGTCTCACGGCACAAAGTTCGTGATCGACAACTGCAAGAAGCGCAATATCCCCGCGAAAATCTACATGCCAATCAAGTGATTTGTGTAATAGGTAGAATGTGATTTATCTTGCAAATACCCCTTGCTATTTTGGCCTTTCAGAGTGATATATAGGCTACCAAAACAGAAAGGGGTGTCTTCATGAAAGACCAAACCATGAATGCAGCAATGGATGAGTTCATTCTCCACCGCATCAACGACTGCGGCTACCGTGAAAATCAGGCTCGGCAGGATGCAGTGGCAGAGCTTTGTGCCTTTGCCGAAAAATTAAAAAAGTCCCTCACAGATCAGCAGGAGCGTTTGTTCACGGAATGTGAAAACGCTTTTGCGTTGGTGGACGGAGAGACGATGCAATGCTACTACCGTGCCGGGTTTTCCGACGCGGTAGTATTCTTACTCGGATGGAGGGATGGAGAATGGAACTGAAGTACAATGTGACCGGCGCAAAGCGAAAGGAATTGGTAACCCTTATCGCCAATTTCACCGGCTGTGATGCTCGATACCTGGGCGCACCCAGCTTCGCCTATGAGGTGGACTACTTCACCATCGACCGAAACGGCACAGTCAGTTTTGACGACAGTGCCCACAGCGAAGTCATTGAACGACTGATTGAGATGCTCTATGATAACAGCTTCGTTGCCGAAGCCAGCGAGGAACAGATCAAGCCTACGGGCATCGCCATTCAGGTCCCCACCGCAGACATGACTGAAGCCCAGCTTCTCAACCTCCATGCCATCTTAGATGCCAAAGGAGCGCTCATCAAGAAAGCCCTGGGTGTGGACAGTCTGCCGGTCAACCGCATTGACGGTCGGCTGGACTTCCCGTGGTTCTCTGCCGACTGCTCCCCCGAAGAAGTGCGGGCATACATGAAATTCATTACCGCCCTCTGCGAGATGGCAAAAAATCAGAAACGCATCACTGCCAAGGAGAAAGCAGTGGACAACGAAAAATATGCCTTCCGCTGCTTCCTCCTCCGCTTGGGCTTCATCGGAGACGAGTTCAAGTCCGAACGGAAGATCCTACTCCAAAACCTCTCCGGTTCCAGCGCTTTCAAATCTGTGAAGGCTGGTGTCGAGGGATGATTAGTGAATATACAGACGGATACTTCCGTATGATGCGAGACATCGGTGTCGGCTACCAAATCGCAAAAGAGCAGCGCATAAAGGAGCGGGAAAAGTTACTCCGTCAAAAGAATAGTGATTCAGCCCTTATCGCTTGGGAAGAGCGAGAACAGAAGTTCCCATTCCCGTTTTCACGCGGCCAGACCACAGCATACAACGTTTGGAAAGAGAGTAAGGCAAATGGGCTGGAAATCGTTGAATGCAGAGACTTGCCTTGGGAGAAGGATTTTCACGATTTCATTGTAACGCTCCGTGAGGCAGGAATTGATGCTTTCATTGTTACCGATTCAACTTTCAGTAATGAAAGATACGCTAATCTCTTCCAAAGAGAAGGATGCAAAATAATAGGGCCACAGAACTTCGCCCGCCATGAAAAGCGCTCAACAGGAATTGAAAATGTTAATGTTACAGGTTTTCTCATCATAATTGAGGCAGAAAATATGAAGGTGGTGGATTCCCATGACTGACACCGTCCGGAAACAGCTTCTCGCCATCTGGGACACCGGGCTGACCAACATGTTCGATATCCCGATGGTGCAGCGGCTGGCCTTTGACCGTGACTTCCACGAGCTGGTCTGCTATCTGGAAGAGCACCGCAAGGAGTATGTTTACTTCATCATGTTCGGCGAAGAGTAAGCCCTGCCGCCAAGAGAGCCGGACGGCTCTTTTGGTCGTATATAACACAAGAATCCTCCGAGATATTTGTTCAGTATATTCCTGAGAATTGACTTGCTATTATGTGCTTTTAGAGCGAATATACAGTCACCGCAAGGGAAAACGCCAGAAAAACGGAGGACACGAACATGAAAAACCTTTACCAGATGAGAAACGCCTTCAGCCTGCGGGAGTACAACACCGCGATTACCAGAGCCGATTTCGAGGACCACTTCACCAAGACCCGCGAGAGCATCCGGTTCTCCTTCAACGGCTGGGACGGCAAGAGCTACGACGGCGAGAGCCGCAGCGCAAAGGTCAACCGCACCGATCTTGAAGGCTACGAAGATGCCCGGTTTGTCAAGGTTGGCAAGCACCTGCACTACATCGACGAGGACAGCAGCGTTCTGGAGAAGGCCACCGGCGAGTACCACAAGGAAGCCGAATGGCTGGTGGACGTCCTCAAGGCTGAGAACTGAGGAGGTGCCGAGTATGTGGAGCGAAGGAACCATCAGAATCCCGGACGCAGAGGATAAGGGCAAATACACGGTCTGCCATTACTGGGTCAAGCATTACGAGGAGCCCAGCGAGACCTACGGCATCAACGGCGGCAGAATCAGCAAGCTCATGATTAAGGTGGACGGCGTCATCACCGCCAACTACGACCGGGGCTGGGATGTGGAGCCCGCCGAGGACGATATGCCGACCCGGATGGCCTACTGCATCCTGCTGGGAAACTACAACTGAGTCGGGGATTCCCCGAAGAGCGGAGCCGCGAGGCTCTGTCTCTCGTATAGAATGTTAGGACGGCTTGCCAGATGGCAGGTCATTTTTTATGCCCGTTGGAGGTGATGATTTGCGAAAGCTGAAGAAATATAAGCCCACGGCATTCAAGGCCAAGGACTCCGTCTACGATAAAGATGCTGCGGATTACGCAGTGAATTTCATCGAGTGCCTGTGCCATACCAAAGGCACCTGGGCTGGGAAGCCTTTTGAACTGATCGACTGGCAAGAGCAGATCATCCGCGATGTGTTTGGGACGCTGAAACCCAACGGCTACCGGCAGTTCAACACCGCCTACATCGAAATTCCTAAAAAGATGGGCAAGAGTGAACTCGCCGCAGCGGTCGCTCTTTTACTTTGCTGTGGCGACGGTGAGGAACGTGCGGAGGTCTACGGCTGTGCCGCTGACCGCCAGCAGGCGTCCATTGTTTTCGAGGTTGCAGCGGACATGGTGCGGATGTGTCCCGCCCTCGCCAAGCGGGTGAAGATCAACGCATCCATGAAGCGCATGGTCTACCTTCCCACCAACAGCTTCTATCAGGTGCTTTCGGCGGAGGCATACTCCAAGCACGGCTTCAACATCCACGGCGTAGTGTTCGATGAGCTGCATACCCAGCCCAACCGTAAGCTGTTTGATGTCATGACGAAAGGCTCCGGCGATGCCCGGATGCAGCCGCTCTACTTTCTCATCACGACAGCCGGCACGGACACCCGCTCCATCTGCTACGAGACACACCAGAAGGCCAAGGATATCCTGGAGGGCCGCAAAATCGACCCAACCTTCTATCCCGTCATCTATGGCGCGGACGAGTCTGACGATTGGACGGACCCCAAGGTGTGGAAGAAAGCCAACCCCTCCCTGGGCATCACGGTGGGCATCGACAAGGTCAAAGCCGCCTGCGAGTCCGCCAAGCAGAATCCCGCCGAGGAGAACACCTTTCGTCAGCTTCGCCTGAACCAATGGGTGAAACAGGCGGTACGCTGGATGCCCATGGAGAAATGGGATAAATGCGCTTTCGCTGTGAATGAGGATGATTTGGAAGGCCGGGTCTGCTACGGCGGACTTGACCTGTCCTCCACCACTGACATCACCGCTTTCGAGCTGGTGTTCCCGCCGCTGGACGAGGATGACAGGTTCATCGTTCTTCCGTTTTTCTGGATACCAGAAGATAACCTCAACCTTCGTGTCCGGCGTGACCACGTTCCATACGATGTGTGGGAGCGGCAGGGATACCTCCAAACCACCGAAGGCAATGTTGTTCACTACGGCTACATTGAACAGTTCATCGAACGCCTTGGTGAGAAGTTCAATATCCGTGAAATCGCATTTGACCGCTGGGGAGCTGTGCAGATGGTGCAGAACCTGGAAGGTATGGGCTTTACGGTCGTTCCTTTCGGACAGGGCTTCAAGGATATGTCACCGCCCACAAAGGAACTGATGAAGCTGGTGCTGGAGGAGAAGATTGCCCACGGTGGTCACCCGGTTCTGCGCTGGATGATGGACAACATCTATATCCGCACCGACCCGGCTGGCAATATCAAGCCGGACAAGGAAAAATCCACAGAGAAGATTGACGGCGCGGTTGCCACCATCATGGCGCTTGACCGGGCGATCCGCTGCGGCAACGATACCTCCGCTTCGGTCTACGATGACCGGGGCATTTTGTTTATATGATTTTTTGCAAACCGCTTGCATTTCGCAAGCAAATTGGGTATTATATATGCAGGAGGTGATTCGTATGGCAAGAACATCGAATGTATTTGCACGTGTGGAGCCTGAGATCAAAGAGCAGGCGGAGCAGGTGCTTGAAAAGCTGGGCATCCCCATGTCCAATGCCGTCAGTATGTTTCTGCGTCAGATCGTTTTGCAGCGTGGTATTCCGTTTGAAATGAAGCTCCCAAGGGAGGCACCGCTGGCATACGGCTCTCTCACAAAAAAACAATTTGATGAGGAAATTGGCAAGGGCATCGCCGATATCAAAGCGGGAAGAGTGTATTCAGCAGAAGCCGTAGAGGCTGAGATGCACCGGGATTACGGCATATGAGTTGGATCGTTAAATATTCTGACCGTGCAAGGCACGACTTGAGGGAAATTTACGAATACATCGCATATGAACTGCTTGCTCCCGAAACGGCAGCGGGACAGACTGCGCGAATTATGAAAGAAATTCGTTCCCTTGAAGAGATGCCTATGCGCTATCGGCTCTATGATGAGGAACCATGGCACACACAAGGGTTACGGTTTTTTCCGGTGAATAACTATCTGATATTCTATCTGCCCAATGAAATGGAATCCTCTGTTACCGTTGTCCGAATCATGTACGGTGGCCGGGACATCAGGAAACAACTCAGCGAAGGAAACGAAATGTAAAAGCAGTAAAGCGATTTGAAAGCGTCTATCGAAAGGTAGGCGCTTTTCTTATGCCCAATTTCAAAAGGATGGTGATTTTTATGGGCCTTTTCAGCAGCCTGTTCCGTTCGCGGGCTTCTCCCCAGAACCGCACGGCCGGGAGCGGTTATACCTTCTACTTTGGCGGCACGACCTCCGGCAAGACCGTGACAGAACGCTCTTCTATGCAGATGACCGCCGTGTATTCCTGCGTCCGTATTCTGGCGGAAGCTGTGGCGGGACTGCCGCTCCATCTCTACCGCTGCAAGGATAACGGCGGTAAGGAGAAAGCCATCGACCATCCGCTGTATTTGCTGCTCCATGACGAGCCGAACCCGGAGATGAGTTCCTTCGTGTTCCGGGAAACGCTCATGACGCACCTTCTCCTTTGGGGCAACGCCTACGCGCAGATCATCCGCAACGGTAAAGGCGAGATCGTGGCTCTGTATCCGCTCATGCCAAACAAAATGACCGTGGACCGGGACGCAGACGGACGGCTTTACTATAGCTACTATCGCGGCAATGATGAGGCGTTGAAAAACAAAGAGCAGTTCGTAACACTCCATTCCTCGGAGGTCTTGCACATCCCCGGTCTTGGCTTTGACGGTCTGGTTGGCTACAGCCCTATCGCAATGGCCAAGAACGCCATCGGCATGGCGATTGCCTGTGAGGAGTACGGCGCCAAGTTCTTCGCCAACGGCGCGGCTCCGGGCGGCGTCCTGGAACACCCCGGCACCATCAAGGACCCACAGCGAGTCCGGGAAAGCTGGCAGTCCACCTTCGGCGGCAGCGGCAACGCGAACAAGATCGCTGTGCTGGAGGAGGGCATGAAATACACGCCCATCGGCATCTCGCCAGAGCAGGCTCAGTTCCTCGAAACGAGGAAGTTCCAGATCAATGAGATCACTCGAATTTTCCGTGTCCCACCTCACATGGTGGGCGACTTGGAAAAGTCGAGCTTTTCTAATATTGAGCAGCAGTCGCTGGAGTTCGTGAAATACACACTGGAGCCTTGGCTGATCCGCTGGGAGCAGTCCATCCAGCGGTCTCTGCTTTCAACCGGCGAGAAGCCGCTGTACTTCGTGAAGTTCAATGTGGACGGACTGCTCCGGGGCGACTACGCCAGCCGGATGCAGGGCTACGCCACGGCCCGTCAGAACGGCTGGATGTCCGCCAACGACATCCGTGAGCTGGAGAACCTCGACCGCATTCCCTCGGAAGACGGCGGCGATCTCTACCTTATTAACGGCAATATGCTCCCGCTGGCTTCGGCGGGTGCTTTTGCAAATACGACTACTTCAAGAGAGGAGGAAGATTCCGATGAAGAAGTTTTGGAAGTGGACGAATCAGGCGGCAACGGAGGCGGCTCCGGCGGAACGGACGCTGTTCCTGAGCGGCACCATCGCGGAGGAAAGCTGGTTTGACGATGACGTGACTCCCCGGCTTTTCAAGGAGGAACTGATGAGCGGCAACGGCCCCATCACCGTCTGGATCAATTCGCCGGGCGGTGACTGTGTGGCGGCGGCGCAAATCTACAATATGCTGATGGATTATCCGCATGATGTGACCGTCAAGATTGACGGCATTGCGGCGTCTGCGGCAAGCGTCATCGCTATGGCAGGTACAAAGGTGCTGGTCAGTCCTGTCTCCATGATGATGATTCACAATCCTATGACGGTCGCTTTCGGTGACTCCGGCGAAATGCAGAAAGCCATCGAAATGCTGGGCAGCGTGAAGGATTCCATCATCAACGCCTACGAGATCAAGACCGGGCTGTCCCGCGCCAAGCTGTCCCACCTCATGGACGCCGAGACCTGGATGGATGCCAACAAGGCCGTGGAACTGGGTTTTGCTGATGCCATTCTCAAACGCTCAGAAATCCCGGAGGATGTGGAACCGCCTGCGGTCTCCATGCTGTATTCCAAAGCGGCGGTGGTCAATTCCCTCATGGACAAGATTGCCGCAAAGTGCCGCATCGAAAAACCGAATATCACACCCACAGGCCGCTCTGTTGATACACTCATGGAACGGCTCAATCTTTTGAAATTTTAAGGAGGATTTCTACTATGACGATTCTTGAACTGCGTGAGAAGCGCGCCAAGGCGTGGGAAGCTGCCAAGGCTTTCCTGGATTCCCACCGCAACCAGAGTGGCGTCCTGTCCGCCGAGGACGACGCCTCCTATTCCCGCATGGAGCAGGACATCACCGACCTGGGCAAGGAGATCGCCCGTCTGGAGCGCCAGGAGGCGCTGGATGTCGAACTCTCCAAGCCCGTGGGCAAGCCCCTCACTGGCAAGCCCATGAGCGGCAAGGATGCCGCCAAGACCGACCGTGCCTCTGACGAGTACAAGGCCGGAATGCTCACCGCACTGCGCACCAACTTCCGTCAGATCAGCAACGTGCTGCAGGAAGGCGTGGACGCCGATGGCGGCTACCTCGTTCCTGAAGAGTATGACTCCCGCCTGATCGATGTTCTGGATGAAGAGAACATCATGCGCCGCCTGGGCACCCGAATCACTACTTCTGGTGAGCACAAAATCAACATTGCTGCCACCAAGCCTGCCGCATCCTGGATCGAGGAGGGCGGTGCGCTGACTTGGGGCGATGCGACCTTCAGCCAGATCCTTCTGGACGCCCACAAACTTCATGTGGCGATCAAGGTCACCGAGGAACTGCTCTACGACAACGCCTTCGGCCTTGAGAACTACATCATCACCCAGTTCGGCAAGGCGCTGGCCAATGCCGAGGAAGATGCCTTTCTCAATGGTGATGGCGTGGGCAAGCCCCTGGGCCTGTTTGCGGAATCCGGCGGCGGTCAGATTGCCGAGACACTGACTGCGGCGCTGAAGGCCGACGATATCATCAACCTGGTGTATGCACTGAAGCGTCCCTACCGTAAGAGCGCATCCTTCATTATCAACGACAAGAACGTCGCGGCACTGCGCAAGCTGAAGGACAACAACGGCGCTTACCTCTGGCAGCCTTCTCTGCAGGCAGGCGAACCTGACCGTCTCTTCGGTTATGCGGTACACACCTCTGCGTATGCGCCTGAAAATGCCATCGCTTTCGGTGACTATAAGTACTACAACATCGGTGACCGTGGCATCCGTTCCTTCAAGCAGCTCACCGAGCTTTTCGCCGGAAACGGCATGATCGGCTATGTTGCCAAGGAGCGTGTGGACGGCAAGCTGATCCTGCCCGAAGCGGTACAGATCCTCAAGCTGAAAACTGAGTAAGGGAGGAGGCGGCAGTGATGAGCGAGCTTCTTCCCAAAGTCAAAGAGAATCTGATTCTGGAGCACTCGGCGGATGATGGGCTGATTGAACGCTTCATCACTGCCGCCGTTTCCTATGCCGAAAGCTACCAGCATATCCCCGCAGGGTACTACTCCGAAAATGCGATGCCAGCCACAACCGAACAGGCGGTCATCATGCTGGCATCGCATTTTTACGAGTCCAGGGACGGTTCTACTGGCGGCTTCTTTGCTGACAATGTGCAGGCCGGACAGCAGGTCTGGAACACAGTCAACCTTCTGCTGCGGCTCGACCGGGAATGGAAGGTATGATATGAGCTTTGGAAAAATGAACGGCTTTGCGGACATCGTGACCACAAAGCGTGTCAAGGACAGCGAGGGCTTCACTTCCGCAGTGGAGGAAGTCCTCGCTTCTGTTCGAGTATATCGAGAAGGTCGGCACGGCTCAGAGCGGTGGGCAAATCTCGCCGCTTTCTCTGAAGCCACCGACCTATTCCGCTTCCGCAGGATTCCCGGCCTGACCGTGACCACGGAAATGGTGCTGGTCTGCGACGATGGCAGATTCCAAATTACCTCCGTGGAGGATGTCAAAGGCCGGGGGATGTATCTGGAGGTGCTGGCGAAAAAGGTGGTGGCTTCCATTGGCAAAGGTTGATTTTAAAATGCCGGAGGACTTTCTCCTGCGGCTCTCCGGCTTGGGGAAAGATTTTGATGGTATTGCGGAGCGGGTATTGGAGGCTGGTGGAGAGATCGTCCTTGGGCAGGTAAAGCGCCACCTGGAAGCAGTGGTGGGCAACGGCACGAAGTATTCCTCCCGCTCCACCGGCGAGTTGGTTGAGTCCCTTGGCCTGTCGCCGGTGAAAATGGATCGCAGCGGCAATCACGATGTGAAGATCGGCTTTTCCGAGCCGCGCCAGGACGGCGGCAGCAACGCAAAGATTGCCAATATCATCGAGTATGGCAAACACGGTCAGCCTGCGAAGCCTTTTCTAAAACCCGCCAAGTCTGCGTCCCGATCCGCCGCGATTGCCGCTATGCAGAGAAAATTGGAGGAGGAGATGAAGAAGTGAGCCTGCTGCAGGATATCCAAACAGCCCTGACACCGCTGGGCATTCCCATAGAAACCGGAGTGTTTCAGGAAGCCGCCCCAGAGAAATACATCGTGGTAGTGCCGCTCTCTGACACCTTTGACCTGTTTTCCGACAATCAGCCGGGCATTACCGTGCAGGAGGCCCGGATTTCTCTTTATACCCAAGGCAGCTATACAGCGGCAAAAGCCGCAGTGGTGCGGGCGCTGCTGGGGGCGGAGCTGACCATCACCGCACAACAGTATATCGGCTATGAAGCCGACACGGGCTATCATCACTATAACATCGATGCGGCCCACTACTACGAAAAGGAGGAATGAAATCCATGGCTACCATTGGTTTGGATAAGCTGTATTACGCACCCATCACCGAAGATGAGAGCGGACTGGAGACCTACGGCACGCCTGCCGTGCTTGCCAAGGCTATGCAGGCGGATCTGTCCGTGGAGGTTGCCGAGGCAACGCTGTATGCCGACGACGCCCTGTCTGAGGTGGTGAAGGAATTTAAGTCCGGCACCCTCTCTCTGGGTGTGGACGATCTGCCCAAGCCGGTCGTTCAGGTATTGACCGGCGCGAAGGTGGATCAAAACGGCGTCATCATCTCCGCCAGTGAGGACGGCGGCACACCCGTCGCTGTGGGCTTCCGTGCAAGGAAGTCCAACGGCAAGTACCGCTACTTCTGGCTGTACCGGGTGAAATTCGCCATCCCGTCCACCAATCTGCAGACCAAGGGCGACAGCATCACCTTTTCCACGCCCACCATTGAGGGCACCGTGCTGCGCCGCAACAAGCCTGACGCGGAGGGCGCTCACCCCTGGAAGGCAGAGGTCACCGAGGGAGATACCGGTGTTTCTGCAGACACCATCACGAACTGGTACAAAAACGTTTACGAACCGACCTATGCGCAGGCAGAAGCGGGACAGGAGGGATAAGCCATGCCGGATGAAAGAAGCGCCGTCATTACCCTGGGCGGCAAGGAGTATGAAATGATCCTCACCACCCGTGCCACCAAGGACATTGCCAAGCGGTACGGCGGTCTGTCCGATCTGGGCGACAAGCTCATGAAAAGCGAGAACTTTGAGATGGCTCTGGATGAGATCTGCTGGCTCATCACCCTGCTGGCCAATCAGAGCGTACTCATTTACAACCTTCAGCACCCGGAGCAGGAGCGTCCCCTGCTGACGGAGGAGGCTGTGGAGCTTTTGACCTCGCCCTTCCAGCTATCGGAATACAAGGACGCCATTCTGGACGCGATGTTCAAGGGTGCCAAGCGGCACATTCAGAGCGAGGAGGAACCCTCAAAAAACGGATCGGTCGGGTAAGCGACGAGGAGTTGTTTGCCCGGCTGATTTTTTATGGTGTAACTCTGCTGGGCAGAGCGGAGCGTGAGGTGTGGCTGATGCCCATCGGCGCTCTGCTGGACCAGTGGGAGGTATACCGCCAATTCCATAACCTGGCGAAGCCCCGCCGGGAGCTGCTGATCGACGACATTATCCCGGAGGGCATATAAAAACCCCCATCTGATACTAACCTTCGATAAAAAGAGGGCTTTTTATCGAAGGGACATCGCCTTACGGCGCTGTCGCTTTTGTGATTTATAAGGAAAGAAATCACAAAAGCCCGTCTCATAGGAACTTCTTGCCCTTCGGGCAATTAAAATGCGTTTTCGCATTTTAATTGAAGTTCCGTATGATTGTGTTCAGATGGGGAGCGTTTCAGAGGTTGTGTTTTACGGCGCGGTTCTGTGCGGTTTCATACACCTCGTCATCGGCTCTGGCTCCGATCACGACCACAAGCATTTCTGTTTCGGTTTGAATCAGCTTGTAAACCACACGGATTCCGGCACTGCGCAGCTTGATTTTCAAAAACCCAGTCAGGTCATTTCCGTGTTTGTTGCCCAGCGGTTTCCCGTAGCCGCCATCCTGCATGGGAAGCGGGTTTTCCAGCACCTTATTGATGGCTTTCACCACCATGATGCGCTGGTTGCCTGTCAGGTTCTTCAAGTCCTTTGCGGCTTCAGGCAGAAACTTGAGTGTCCATTTCATTCGATTTCCGCCTCGCCGCAGTCATCCAGATCTTCCTTGGTGATCCCCAGTTCTTTGTAGAGCTCGTCTCCGGAGATCGTGGTGCTGGGATCATAGTGCTCCATTCGCTGGGATGCCATTGTGAGCAGGCGGGCGTCGTTTACCTCGTCCATCAAATGGATGTATTCATCCGGGGAAAGCAGGACACATTCGGCGGCATTGTTCTTCATCACAACCTTGGCTCCGGTCTGCTTGACTTCCTCAAAAATCTTACCGGCCAAACCGCGGTTAAACAGGGAAATAGAAATGGTATCGCGGATCGCACTGGTCATGTTTGCCATTGTAATCACCTCCGTAGTTATAGCATAGCACAGCATTGCCGAGATGTCAACAATTATACTGATAAATTTAGCACTATATCAGGCGCTTATTTATCAGTACTATTTTATGCGGTTTATCCGCAAAAGAAACAAAGATTTTTCATCACGAAGGAGGTGGAATAATTGGCAGACGATTTCGGACTGAAGATTGGCCTTGAGGGTGAAAAGGAGTTCAAAAAAGCCCTGGCGGACATCAACCGTTCCTTCAAGGTTCTTGGCTCGGAAATGAAGCTGGTGGAATCTCAGTTCTCCAAAAATGACAGCTCCGTCCAAGCCCTCACGGCAAGAAACGGTGTACTGACCAAAGAGATTGACGCTCAGAAGGGCAAGGTCGAGGTTCTGCGCACCGCCCTGCAGAATGCTGCCGACTCCTTCGGTGAGACTGACCGGCGCACACAATCCTGGCAGATCCGGCTGAACAATGCCGAAGCCGCCTTAAACGAGATGGAGCGGGAACTTTCCCGGAACAACGAAGCGCTGGAGGAAGCAGCGCGGGGCATGGACGATATGGGCGGGAGCGCCGACGGCCTGGAGGAAAACCTGGACGATGCGGCGGAGGATGCCGACGATCTGGGGAAAGAACTGAAGGACGCAGGCGACTCGGCCGAAAAATCGGAGTCCAAGTTCTCCAAGCTGGGCGGCGTTCTGAAGTCCATCGGTGCTGCCATGGGTACGGTGGCGGCTGCGGCGGGCGCAGCGGCATTCAAGCTGGGGCAGGAGGTCATCCAGCAGTTCGGAGAACTGGAACAGAACCTGGACGGCTCTGAGGCTGTGTTTGGGCAGTACGCTTCCAAGCTGCAGTCCGTCAGCGAGGACGCCTATAAAACCATGGGTACCTCCCAGAGCCAGTACCTGGCCACCGCCAATAAGATGGGCGCGCTGTTCCAAGGCTCCGGCATTGAGCAGCAGCGCAGCATGGAGCTGACCACCCAGGCCATGCAGCGGGCCGCCGACATGGCCTCCGTCATGGGCATCGATATGGAGAGCGCCTTGGAAGCTGTCACCGGCGCGGCCAAGGGTAACTACACCATGATGGACAACCTGGGCGTAGCCATGAACAACACCACCCTGGACGCCTATGCCATGGCAAAGGGCTATGACAAAGCCTTCTCCGCCATGTCCAACGCGGAAAAGGCGGAAGTGGCCATGGGCTACTTCTTCGAGCAGACCAGTCAGTACGCAGGGAACTTTGAGCGTGAGGCCACCGAAACCATCTCCGGCTCCATCGGCCTGATGAAAGCGGCTCTCAGCTCTTTTACCGCAGGGCTGGGTAACGCCGACGCGGATATGCAGAAGCTGTCTGCCAATCTGGCAGATGCGTTCCAGGCCGTTGTCAAGAATGTGGTTCCGGTGATCAAGAACATCGTGACCGCCCTGCCCATCGCCATCGATGCGCTGGGGAAGGCAATGGAAGAGCTGCTTCCCATGCTGCTGGAGACGGTCACAGACCTGTTCACGCAGGTGCTGGAGACGCTTATTGCCATGCTGCCCCAGCTGATCCCGGTTGTGGTGCAGGCCGTCCTCACCATCACCCAGGCACTTATCGACAATCTGCCCGCACTGCTGGATGCGGCCTTACAGCTTGTCCTTGCGCTTTCTAACGGCATCGGTGCCGCGCTGCCCCAGCTTGTCCCCGCGATCATTCAAGCCATCATCACCATCGTGACCACCCTTTTGGCAAACATGGATCAGATTTTGGCTGCGGCCATGGCAATCATCCAGGGGCTGGCGGCTGGTCTGCTGAACGCACTGCCTCTCCTGATCGCGGCACTGCCCCAGATCATCACCTCCATCATTCAGTTTATTACTGGAAACCTGCCTCAAATCATAGAGATGGGCATTCAGCTCATTGTCCAGCTGGCGGCTGGTCTTATTCAGGCGATCCCCCAGCTGATCGCCGCCATTCCCCAGATCATCGCCGCGCTGGTCGAGGGCCTGGGGCAGGCGCTTCCCGCCGTGGCAAATATCGGCAAAAACATTGTGCAGGGCCTGTGGGAAGGAATCAAGTCTCTTGCCGGGTGGATCGGTGAAAAGGTGTCCGGCTTCTTTTCCGGCATCGTGGACGGGGCCAAGCGGCTGCTGGGCATCCGTTCGCCATCCCGTGTGTTTGCCGGAATCGGTGAGAATATGGGCCTTGGCCTGGGCGAGGGCTTCACCGACACCATGAAGGCTGTGGAAAAGGATATGCAAAAGGCCATCCCCACGGACTTCCAGATCGACATGAACTCTGTGGTGTCCGGCGCATCCGGATTGACTGGAACCGCCCAGGCGTTCAATGTGACCATTCCGCTGACCATTGACGGCACGACACTGACCCGCATCATCTCTCAGATCCAGTGGAGCCAGAACACCGTCACCGTCCGCAATCTTGGAACCGTGTAAGGAGGGCCATGCAGGGCCTGGAGCCAATGCGTTACGGCACCGGTCGGTAATCCAGATGCGCGGCTCGATAACGAAGCTGCCGATCAATATTTTACACTGGAGGGGTATATGAGCGAGATCACCTATGAAGTTGTCTACAAGGACTGGAATGGAACCGTCCTGAAAAGTGAGCGGGTATTGCCCGGAGCATCGGGGAACCCGCCTGAGGACCCGGTCCGGGCGCATTACACCTTTACCGGATGGGACAGGGACTTTTCTTCCGTGACCGCCGACCTGGTGGTAACCGCCCTCTATGAGCCGATCCTGCACACCGTTGTTTTCCGGGATTACAACGAGGTCGTTCTCTCCACCCAATCGGTTCTTGATGGCGGCACAGCCCTTTCGCCTCTGCCTCCAAAACGGGAGGGCTTTGTGTTCGAGGGATGGGATATCCCCTTTGATAATGTCACCGCCGATATCACCACCACCGCCCGGTACACCGTGATCCCCTACAAGACGGTGATCCGAATCTATGATGAGCGGTATTCCCTGGTGCAGACGGTCCGCAGGGTGACCACCGCAAATTACCGGGATACCCTTGACGGCGAGCTGACCTTCAGCTTCAGCACCCTGGCGGAAGCCCTGCAGGCCGTCCGTGTCGGCTTCATTGCGGAGTATGACGGCGACTACTTCCATATCGTCCGGGTGGTCAAAAGCATCTCAAATGGGATCATGATGGCGGCGGTCACCGGGGAGCATATCTCCTATGTGCTCAATGAGGA